TTGCTTTTTTAATGCCAGCGACCGCAGCCTCGGCAGTAGCAAGCGCGACCGCTATCTCGATCATGTCAGACCTTCATCACGAGTCCAAGCAACAACGCAATGATAAACGCTGCACTGCCAATCAGTATCTGCTCAAGACGCTTCAGACGCGCATTGATACCCTCGTAGCGCACAGCGCAAACCTGTTCATGCGTCATCAGCTTTGCCTCAACTTCGTTTGCCGTTGTCATGTCTTAATGATGAAGTAAACGCCCAGATAGGGGGGAAGGTTTGCGTTCGTTCCAGACGATCCTGTTGACGCAATCGTTGTCGTGATGTTAGCAGTCGCAGACTTCGTGGTTGTCGCACTATCGTTGACGTTCTCGATACCGTAGTCAGCACCCGATCCACCAAGCCTGTCATCAATACTTGCACCGCTAGTGTTGGACACTTGTATAACGTGACTATGACCAGAATCAGTGCTGGTTGCAGTATGAGTGTGCGTTACAACGATAGCATCCTTGCTACCACCCGTTGAATTCGCACTGTACGTCGTGCCAGCACCGACAGGGAAGCGATCACGGAAGTCTGGCAGAGTGAACGTGGTAGACCCGTCACCTGCACCGTATGCCGTGCCAATCACCGCAAACAGGGCAGAGTAGGTTGAGCGCGATACCGCAGCACCGTTGCACAGCAGATAGCCGGTAGGCGCGGAACCCGTCCCCCACATCAGCATTGCGCCAGTCGGCACATACGTCGGTGCAGATGATACCCAGGCTGATCCGTTGGATGTCAGGACATTGCCGGACGTACCGGGTGACGATAGCCCAGTGCCACCACCTGCCGCTGCAAGTTGGTTCGATGCTTGGTTGCCTACCTGGAAGTCCTTCAACTGTGCCATCAACTCGCGGATGGCGTTGTTGATGTTAGCTGGCGGACAGTTCTCCGCGATATTGATGCCGTCAATATCGGTGTTGTTGTCGGGATTGGTGTCGAACTCGCTGATCTTTACTTTTGCCATGATTACTCCGGGGTCAGTCCGAACACCTGTCCGTAACCGAGTTTAAGCGCACGTTGTTGCAGTTCTTTGCTGATCGGCACAAGTTCTGCCGTAGTGGCTTTGCGCATCATACGAGCAGCAAGTTTCGGGTCAAGCATTGCGTCAACCAACACCGCTCTGATTGCATCGTCTGGGCCACCGTATAACCAGTTCAGCGCAGCAACACCACCGGCACCTTTTTGCGCAGCAGCAGGAATTTCGCCAAACATCTGCTTGCCAACAATGCCGCCGATAACATTCGCAATCGATAGGTTTTTGAACGTGTTTGACCCAGGCTCAGCGGTTAACCTTGTAATCGCACCTTCGTCTAAGTCTCGACCAACACGTTTCAACACTGCCACTTGTGCTTTCGACAATCCACCCAACTGATCATTTGCTTCAACCTCTCTGATTGCTCGGACGAACTTAGGTTGTTCGACCATGTATTGCGCGGCATTAGAAGGATCAGTTACGACAGGAACTGTTCCTATCACTTTGCCTCGGAACTTCTGTGCTGCTTCTAAGCGTTCAATGCCTGTGCTGATTTGCGCATACTTTTTCAAATAATCTCTGTAACCTGGCGCAACGTCCTCTATCTGCCGATCAGCCAGACGCTTAATATCATCTAATTGTGACTTGGCAAGCCTAAATACACCTTGCTCTTTGTCTAACAATCCCTGTGCAGCATCATTAATGTCCTTCCTAACTTCGTAAAGTTGCTGCGGAGTCAGAACCGGCGCATTGGGATCGTCTAGTTTTTCTCTGGCAAACCGCATTGCTTTTTGGACAGCGGTTCTCCTGCCAAGATCAGACTGCAAAATCTCGTCGATCCGATCTCGCACCGCTTGAACTTTTGGCGCAAATTCTTCCGGCGTGATAGTGACTTTTGCAAACGCAGCTTCACGCAACGGATCTGTTACCTCATCGCGCCTTCTATATGCTGTCTCTACTGCCTGCTCGTTTTTTGCCATGCGATCCAATACTGCCATCCTTGCTTGGTTCGCTTGTATTTGTTGAGCAGGGAATCTGCCAGTCTCATCCATTGCACGAACCGCAGGGACTGCGCCAGCTAACCCGATGTCTCGCGCTGCTTGCGGAGCAGTTGGAGTGTAGCCAGGAACGCCAGGAACATACTGTTCCATTCTTGCCGCTGCGCCTTCAGGTTCGCGTGCAAGTTGCCGCAGAATGTTTCCGACAATGACCTCTCTGCCAGCCTCTGTAAACGGTCTGACAGCCTCTCGTGCGCCTGCCGCAGCCCTTTGTGCGGTAACCGCAGTGGCAGCACCAGCAGACGGAGCAACCGTTCCGGCAAGCATCCCGATACCAAGTTGCTCCAGCGGCCCAGCACCTTCTTCGCGTGCCAGAGCAGATGCACCCGCAGCAGCAGCACCGGAACCTAACTGGAATGACGGAGATGACATCAGCACTTCTCGTGCTGCCATCGTCGGTGGCATTGCAGCACCTAAACCATAGCCACCTAAAACACCTGCCATTGCAGACGTAACGTCTTGCACCGTGCGTTCTTGTGGCGTCGCTGGCTCAGGCAATCCAGCGCGTGTCAGCAACTGTTGCTGTGCTTGAGACGGCATCGGGATGTTCCGTCCACCGATCATGTTAATCAGCGATACAAGCGCATCTGACGCAAGCGTCGGTAATCCTAACGCACCAGTCACCCCAGCACGAGCGGTCAGCCCAAGTTGTCGAAGCACATCCGTATCTGTAGCCGCAAACTGTTGGGTGGGCTTCTTCGCTTCCTCAAGCAATGTCAACCGGCCACCTTGTCTCGGAATGCCGCTAACCTGCTCAATTGCTCCACCAACACGCTCGACCGGAGTTTGCTGGCCAGTGATAATTCGCAGTCCAGCATCGCTTACATCTTGGATTCTTCCAGCAGCTATAGCGTTAACATCTGCGTCGGAAAGTTTGCTGAGATCCATTATTGCCCCCTTCTCCGACGTTGCTCTGCTTCCCCGATCGCTTTTAACGTATCAATGTTAATCGTTGTGCCTGGAATTGTTTTAACGGCCTGCAATTGTTTTTCCGCATCGGCCAGCGCTTGCGTCAACGGGTTTTGCAACAGCGAACCATCTCCACCGAGAGTCTGCGATAGCGAGGCATACGGAACGCGCTGCTGATTGATTGAACGCTCCCTTGCCTTAACTTGCTCCGTGACAACATCAAGCAATCCTTGCCGCTCAGACGGTAGCAGTGATCCGCCTTGGAATGTCTTTTGTGCAAGCGCTTTGATCTGATCTGGAATAGAACGATTGCCAAGGATCGTATTCTTATCACCCTCCTGAACAGCGCCAGACGGGTCATAAATCTTACCGACAGCGTAAATCAAAGCACCATCCGCTGCTTTGTTCCCAGCATTCCCTTGCTGAACAGCGTTGACGGCAGCAGAGTACCGGCTTGCAACTTCAGTGGCCCCACTGTCTTTTAGGATGCCGCGCCAATCACCGAGAACATTCCTCTGCGCATTGGCTACTGCTGTCGGATCTTTCAGGTCAACAGCAACTTTCGGGGCTTTAAGTTCTTCTAGCCTGTCAATGCGCTTACTTATCTGTTCCCGTTGTTCTGGGCTTTGCTGTGCAGGCGGAACGGTGATCCCAAGAACTTGCATTGCCTCAAGAACTCGACCAGCAGGTTTTTCTGCTCTGCCAGCACCAGTGGCAACTTCACGCAACCCAGTCGGAGTACGCTCGAACAATACTTCTTCCGGCCCGAGTTTAATTTGTTCTGGAGTAGAAAACTTGCGGAACGATTCGATGACAGGCAGCACTCGCGCAGCAACACTCGGGGCTTGCGTGAGGAGGGCTTGCAGCGTGCCCATATCAATCTGCGGCTGACCTGTTTGCATTCCTGCGCCAGGAAGAATATTTCCTTCCTCATCTCGCTGCGGGAACACAGATGGTTGACCGAATATCGTCGGCACTTGTTGCCCAGGGGTAAGGATCTGCGGCATCAACCGGCGTGCGGCTTCCTGTTCTTGCAGTGTTCTTTGTTGCTCAGCAAGTTGTTGCGCAATCTGCTGTTCTTGCAAGCGACGGGAGTAAACGTTCTGCGCCATCTGCTGACCAGCCATCAAACCCTGTGCCACTCCACCGGCAAGGCTAGGGCGGACGGTAGACGGTGCAGCAGCCTGCAATAGACCCATGCCTAGACCTAGCAATCCCTGCTGTCTGGCTTGCTGTTGGAGCAGATTAGCCTGCTCCTGACCTAGCAGACCAGGGAAGTAACTCGGAGCCTGCGGAAACAACTGAGCAAGAAATTCATCCATATCAGATCAGCGATACTCGCCGCCTCTCAACTAGTTTCGGTTCCAACAGACTCGCAAAGCCACCGTAGTTCACAGACTGCGGACTGCCACGCTTGGGTGCTGGGGCTTGCATTTGCGAACGAGGTTGGGCTTGCTGGAGTAGGCTAGATGCCATGCCAAGCGGCATACGTCCAGGCGCAGTGTAAGCAGATGAGCCTGACGCACCAGACGCTAAACCAGGCAAGTCAGACCCCATCGAGGCACGAGCGATAGCGTCAACGTCCGGGTACGCAAATGCCGCAGGCGAAGCCCCAATGCCTAACTGACTGTAAGCCTGCCCGAGCGACCCATCGATAATGTCACCAGGGAATGCCATCATGTTGACCGGAGATGCAGCCCCAGGCATAGCGACGGGCATAGCCTCTGCCCCAACCAGCGGAGCAAACTCAGCCATTGTTGCTGGGCCATAAACCGGGGTAGCTGCGCCTAATCCAGCCTCCAACGCTCCAGCACCGACAGCGCCACCGGCGCCAGTCAACGCACCGTATCCAGCACCACCAGCACCACCGAGAGCAGCACCCATGAGTGCGCCTTTCATCGGATCGTCTCTGTTCAGCGCAGCACCAGCAACAGCGCCGACAGCAGCCATAGTCATCGGATCAGCCATTATCGACTCCCGTATGCACCAAGCAGACCGCCAGCCACAGCACCAGGCGTGCCGTATCCCAGCGCACCACCTAGCGCAGCACCACCCAGCGCACCCAGCAGCGGGTTGCCGATGATCGGTTGCGTTGCCATCATCCCGGCAGGCGCACCGTACACACTACCCAGGAAACTCTGCAAAGCTTGCATCGGAGCAAGTTGCTGGTAGTTGAAGCGTGCAATATCTGATGCGAGTTGCCGCTGTTGGTAGTCCTCAGACATCGCACCAACGTTCGCCAACCGCTGAATGTCACCGTACTGAGTCTCGGCCAGCGCAGGCGCACGGGTTGCAGCTTGTTCTTGGAATTGCCGTTCACGCATGAAGTTTTCATACGCTAACTTCCCGGCAACATCAGACAGCCCGGTTGCCAGCGCACCTTCTGCCCGACCTTCGAGTTGACCCAGCGCACCTGACCCGTATCGGCCAGCAGAGGAAGCAGCAGAACGCGCCTTGTTAATCGCGTCCATGTACTGCGTTTCGAGGGGCCTAGCAGCAGCCTGGAAGGCCCCCTGGAAGAACGGTGAGCCTCCGAGGTATGCACCACCAACCGTCGCCTGTTGCTGGGCTAGTGCAGCCTGTGTGAGCGGAGAACCAGCACGCGCACGCTCTGCTGCGGCTTGCATGGCTTCTGTCGTGTACTGGCTAGGCCCGACGAAGGTCTGACCACCGTAGTATTGCGGTGGGCCAGCTTCGTACAGTCGGCGTGCTTCGCCTAGACCGTATTCGACGAAAGGCTGAACTGTAGGATCGAGCCTTGTCTGACTTACTTGTTGTCCACCACCACCAGCCATATCACACCTCTGCTATCCACTTGCGCGGACGAAATCCGTATTTAGTTGCCACGCGCTGCCAGCCAGGACGGTTGCTATCAAACGTGATTTTACGCGCTCCACCCTGCTTGGCAATCGCAAATAATTCCTTCATGCCCTCATCCATCAGCCACGCTCCCCAACCACACCAAACGTGAAGCGTGTCACCCTGCGGTTGCACTACCCCGAATCCTGTGACTCGCGAGTCACCCAGAACAAACAGCAGCGATTTACCGGCATAGCAATCAGCATAAACATCCTCTGGAATCCACGGTTCCTGACTCGCTTCCTTTACCTCCAGCAGAGCGGGTCTAATCTGATCCCAGATCAACCGCAGTTCCTCCGGTTTCACATATCTAGCCGAGAACGACATATCGATAAGTCTTGTCCGCTGTATTGTTCGCAAAATGATTGATCGTGCACTGCCCCTGGGTCTGATTGGATGCGTACACATCAGACGTTGATGACTCGTCTACCTTGTTCACCGTCAAAATGACAGACGGTGTAGCAGGACGGGTAGGCGTGGTCTGAGCGTTCAGATGTTCAATCGTCACCAGCACGTTGCTTGTCGCCCACATCAACTGGACGTAATCATTCGCTGCAAGTTGAACGTAGAAGTTCAACGATGCGATCAGATGCCCATCCACTCCACCATGTGAATTAGGGACAGAAAACTTTGAATTGCTGCCAGCAATGTCGCTCCCGTTCTTGCGAAACCAGACATCCACATCCTGAATCTGAACGTCATCGTTCGCAAACTGAATGCTGAATTGAAAGTTGTAAACGCCACCAGTCTCAACCGTGATCTGGCTGTTGCTAACAACGGAGATACCTTTCGAGTAATCCGTTGTGTTGAACGTGATTGCGTAAGCAGTGGTGGTATTCGCCGCCGCCTGGTCTGTCGAGTCTTGAAACGCCCCGTAAGGCACTGGATCTGCCATTGCCGCAGCAGAGTAGGGGACGAGCAGAATGATGCTCTCAGGGCTGATCCTGGCGTCGTACAGGGTCGTTGTAGTGGCGTCACCCGTTGCAAGCGTGATGTAGCCGAGAGAGTTGATCTTGCCGTCAAGAACCCTGTTGACGATCTCGGCAGTCTCTCGCGGATTGCCACCTTGTTGAGGTAGCCGACGAAACATCAGCGACCTCCACAAGGAACAAGGTCTAAGTCAGTCCCGACTACGGATGTCCAGTTGCCAGTAGGTACAACAGATAGACGATGAAACTTCCCGCGACTGCGTAAAGAAACGCGATTATCGCTATCAGCAGCAACAGGACTCGCATAGCTGATATTCCCGTCCAGACGTTTCCTAGACGCTATCGCTACGGTACACGAACCACCGTCGATGATCGGCCTTGCAAGCGTTGCGAGAGTTTCAAGACCCTGCGTCTCAATATCGCCAGTCTGCAACGTAGCAGTAAGGTTCGTGCCGCCAAACGAAATGATCTTAGCACCGCTCACCCCGCCTGCAAGCAGTTTGCCGCCAGTCCAAATACGCGAGTCCAAACTAGCCGGCACAGTGTCCAGCGTAGGATACAGCGCACTCAGAGCCTCTAAATCCGTCCCGCTAGTAGCAATCGTGGAGATATAATCCGCTGTCGTTTCGCCGTATGACCATTTGTCCGTTGACCAGTTGTAGACCAATAGATATTGCTGCCCAGAAACGTCTGGGAATGACCACGACACAGTTTTGTTAACAGGGTCAACTGCCGCTGACATTTGCGCCAACAGATCGGAAGTTTTGCAAATGCCAAAAAACCACTTGTCGACCCGCTCTGCCCCGATAGCCTTAACCGTCTGCCCGTCAGTGACGTAGAAACCATCGTCTGACAGGAAATAAGTATTTCCACCGTATCGCACGACAGAACGAGACTCGTAACATCCAAGCGCAGTGGTAACGTTGTCGAACTGGAAGAACAATGGCGCACCGATGTACGACATCCGCACAATCGAGCGTTCCATCAATATGATCCCGAATTCACCCCCGGTGATCCCGCGAATCTCACCACCGTCAGGAATGTCCTGCGTATCTGATTGGCTTGCAGCACCAGGAGTCCAGTCGGTTTCATCGTTGATGTCCGACCAGTACAGACGATTCGGGTAGGTCGAAGTCTTACCGGCTACAACGAAGTCGCGCACGTTCGCAACGAACTGTGCAGTCGGAGCGGCAGCAGCGAGGTCTGCAAAGTTGGATGACGAGCCAACAGTCCATGACTGAAGTTTGTCCTGACCGTTAGCAGCGATTACCTTCTGACCGAACTGTGTAAACGTCCACTGTGCTGTCAGCGTGTAGGCTGATGCTGTACGCGATACGTCCATCAGGTATCGATAGGTGACAGCAGTTCCACCCGATGTGTACGCATCAAACCCTGTGGAGTTAACACCGTTCAGACTGAAGGTGTTAGCGTCAATCCGAGTGATCGTGTAAGTGTTGCCGTTCAGTTGCGTCATCCCGCCAACACCGGATATCGTCACCTGAATGCCAGTCCTGAATCCGTGACCGTTAGACGTAATGACACAGGGATTAGCCTGGGTGGCTCCGGTGATCGTGACGGATTTGGTCGGAAAGTATCGCCAGAGGTAATTCGGACTTGCACCGAACAACACAGTGTCAGTCATCCATCGACCGACAAAACAGGTCAGCAGGTCTTCTGTCGCAGCGTTCGAGAAATCGGCAGCGGATGGCATCGGGCCATAGCCTACAAGCGTAGGGATGACGTTCTTTGCCTCAACCAGACTCCCGGCTACTCCCGGCCTGTCTGGCGTCCACTGACCGAATGTGATTCTCATTCTGCTTTCTGTACTTGCTGCTCGATCTGCGCTTTCAGCTTCTGCCAGATGGCGACAGAGACTTCCAGCGGCAACTTGCCTAGGCCCATCGCAATGATGTTGGCTTCCTCGACCGTGATCTTGATCTCAAACTCTTGCATGTCAGGCAGCCCAGGGGAGCGGTGGTGACACAATAGTTGGGAATGCTTGCGCCTGAATCTGCGCGTTGACAGCGGCTTCCGTCGCGTCTTTATCCACTCCGTTCGCCCAGATCCAATCGAGCACTTGCTGCTGGGTCAGGTCGGGGTAGGGCGTGAAGGTGTCCCCTGGCGCAGGCAGCGTGCAGGTGGCGTAGACGCTGCCGCTGTAGCTCTTGCCGTCGATTTCTTGCGTGTCGTTGCACTGCCAGTGGACAACCTGCACCACGTCCTGCCGGTCGCCTTCTTGGGCCACGCACTGCATGGAGGAGATGTTCCAGTTCATTTGTTAGGCTCCTTACTTAGCTTCTAGTTGCGCTACGCGAGCGCGGAGGGATTGGATTTCTGCCAACAGTAGCGGCACTAGCGACGAAACATCCATCTGTTGATACTTTGGCGTTCCGTCTTCGTTGACCGCATCTTTTTCGCCGGTCACGGCATACGGTGCAACCTCTTGCGCTTCGTGAGCCACCAGCATCGGGCGGCTCTGCGTTGCGCCTTTCATCTTGCCTTCGTAAACCTTCAAAGCGTCGATGGTTGCGCCAGAGTTGGCTACAGGCCCGAGGATGTCTTTGGCTCGATAGTCTGAAGTGGTGTTATATACAGTCAGGCCACCTGCGCGGTTGTAAGTGATTGAGCCTCGCGCTGTAATTGCGGTTTCTGTGTAAAACCCGACAAATATATTGTCACCAGATGTTGCTGCGTTCCAAGAAACAATATTGTCGCTAGTGCTCGTTATGTTTTTTGCTACGATTGCGCCGCGACTAGCGGTTTGTTGATCAGATTGTAATTTTGCAGTATTGCCAGCTAAATCCGTTTGGGTTCCGACATACAAATCCCCACCCGACGTTATCCGGGCGCGTTCGTTTGGATAACCAGTTGTGTTATCTGCTGTGCCAAGTATCAACGAACCTTTATAGTCGTCTGTAATCCCGCTTTCTCGATAACTCCAAATAGCAGCCAATGTGCTGTAGCCTGAACTGTTTAGCCTCGCTCTAAAGTTAATGCCGCCGCCAACACCCAATGCAAATGCTGTTGTGTCCGTGACAGACGCAGGCATTGTATTAAACGAAGCAATGCTATTCAGCGTTGTGGTGCGAGCAGAAGCAGAGTCAAGTCTTGTAAATGGTGAAGTAATTCCAACCCCCAGATTCCCCGAC